CCAGGGACCGCTTCACCTGTCAGCAGTGTGGGGCGAAGACGCCCCTTGAGGTGGATCACATAGTCCCCGTAGCCCGCGGAGGCTCCTGGGAGCCAGACAACCTCTGGGTCCTGTGCCGTCCCTGCCACAAACGCAAGACCTACTCCGAGCGGGACTGAGGAGTGAAGAGGATGTCGAGGAGCCGCCGATAGCTCCCCTCGTCCATCGGCTTCACCTGGAAGTGCATCTCACTCGTCCCGTCCTTCCAACATCTGTACTCCCCTACTGCTGATCCCTGCGGGTGCTCACACTCAGCCGGTTCCTTAGCCATGCCCAAACGATCTCAGCTTCCCGGCTCGCTCATCTGCTGTTTTGTTCATTCTTTCTGGAGGTCTCCTCATGTCTGCCTGCCGCGGCGCTTGTCCCGACTGCCCCTATGACTTCTGCGTCCCCGAGACGCCGACCAGGCGGGCGAGCAAGGCCGAGCAGCGCCAGGGATGGCGACAGGATGCGCTCTTCGAGCTGGAAGACCTCGCGGACCTCTACGGGATCAACCCGGAGAAGGTGAGGCTCTGATGACCCGAGGCCCGAAGCCGAAGGAGAACGCGGTTCGTCGCAACAAGCACGAGCACGCACAGACGCTCAACAGCGCGACCACGGAGGGCCGGGCCCTCCCCCCCGGCCTCGGCATCAAGTCGGCCGGCGCCCGTCGATTCTGGCGCACATGGGCAACCTCGCCGCAGGCCGGCGCATGGATTGAGACCGACTGGGCTGAGCTGGAGATCACCGTGAAGCTGGTCGACGCCTTCTATCAGGGGGACACCAAGCTGGCCGGTGAGATCCGGCAGCGAGTCTCCAAGTGGGGCGCCACCACAGAGGACAGGGCCCGACTGCGTATGTCCGTCGAGACCGACGACCAGGACCAGGGCGAGGGCGAGAACGCCGAGTCCTCCCCCACCACAGACCTAGACGAGGAGCTGTATCGACTCCTATCCGAGTAACTGAATGAGGTGACTGCCCTTGCAGACAGGCAATTTGCCTGAGGGGGTTCCCTCTCCTAAAGACACACTCGGATACGAGATCATCCGTTGGGCGCAGAAATACATCGTGCAGCCCGATGGCGAACGAGCTGGCGAGTCCTGGGAGTTCACTAAGGAACAGCTCAGGTTCGTCTTGTGGTTCTACGCCATCAACCCAGACGGAACATGGAAGTTCAGCGCTGGCACCCTTCGCCGCGCTAAGGGGTGGGGGAAGACGCCGCTGTTGGCGGCCCTCGCCATTGTTGAGTTCATCGGCCCTTGCAGGTTCAGCCACTTCAACGCTTTCGGTCTCCCGGTAGCCAAGTCGGTTGCCCTGCCTACGGTGCAGATCGGCGCTACGGCGTTCGAGCAGACTGAGCAGACGCTAGAGATGATCCGAGGAATGCTCTCGGAGTCCCCGGCCGAGAAGGAATTCAGTCTCGACATCGGCAAGGCGGTCATTCAGTTCAAGACTGGCAAGCCCGGCTCCATCAAGCCGAAGGCAACTGCCGGCCGAACGAACGAGGGCAACAGGCCGACTTTCGTCCTGATGGACGAGGTCCACCACTGGGTGGGCTCGAATGGCGGGCCCGAGTTTTTCCAGACGCTCAAGCGTAACTGCGAGAAGTTGGCCAAGGCCGGATCTCGCTGGGTGACCACGACCAACGCGTATAACCCGAACGAAGACAGCGTTGCTCAGCAGATCCATGAGTCAGAGATGGTCCGCATGGGCCTGTGGCTCTATGACTGCCTTGAAGGGGACATCGACCCTGACGAGCTGCGGGACGAAGCGAAGGTTCGCGCGGCGCTCAGGCAAGCCTACGGCGACGCCATATGGGCCGACGTTGACGGCCTCACTCGGACCATTCTGTTCGACCGCACGACGCCTGACTCGACCTACCTCCGGTTCTTCTTCAACTCCATCGCCGAGTCCTCAGACGGCTGGATGTCCAAGACCGAATGGGACGCGTGCTTCGAGGACCAGGACCCCATCAAGCCCGGCGATCAGATCGCCATTGGCTTTGACGGCTCGATCCGCGGTGACGCCACGGGTCTCGTTGGGTGCCGCCTACGGGACGGCCGGCTCTTCGTTATCGGCCTCTGGGAGAACCCACGGGACCCTAACAAGCCTGACTGGGAAGTCGACGTTCTCTCCGTGGAGGCCGCCGTTAAGCGGGCCTTCGAGACCTACCGAGTTGAATGGCTTTACGGGGACCCCCCTTACTGGCAAGAAGCTCTGGGCCGGTGGGCCCTCGAATGGGGCGACGACTACGTATTCGAGTTCTGGACCAACAAACCAACTCGCATGGTTCAGGCAGTCGAGCGATTCCGTACTGCCTCCATGGTCCAAGACCTGAAGCACGACGGAAACGAAGACCTTACACGGCACATTCTGAATGCCGTGGTCAGGGAAGTTCCTCAGGGCTACCTCATAACCAAGGACTCTCCGAGATCCAAAAAGAAGATCGACCTTGCTGTGTGTGCAGTTCTCGCTTTCGAGGCGAGGGCTGACGCCATCGCGGATGGGCGGCTTAAACGACGTAGAGCTAGGGTGGTTGGCTTTTGATTGATTCCCCCACACAGGTACCAACGGGCATGGCGCCGGCCACTCCTCAGCAGTGGATCGACTGGCTTTACTCGAAGCTCGGCAAACGCCGGGCTCAGTACCGGGCTTATGGCCAGTACTACGACGGCCAGCACCAGCGGCTCATGTTCTCGCAGGGACGCCACTTCGATCAGTTCAACCAGACCTTCGAGACGTGGCGAGACAACTTCTGCGGGCTGATCGTGGACAGCGTCAATGAGCGCCTGGCCGTCGACGGCTTCCGCATGACGGACGAGCCTGACGCGGACACAGACGCTCGGGACATCTGGCAGAAGAACGCTATGGACGCCGAGTCCAACGCGGCGATGCTCGACGCGATGATCCAAGGCGTCTCGTACGCCGTGGTGTGGGCCGACAAGGCAGGCCAGCCCACCATCACCATGGAGTCCGGTGAGAACGTCATCGTTCAGTACACGCCTGGCTCTCGTAGGCAGCTCGACGCCGCAGCCAAGTTCTACATAGACGACTGGGGCCGTGAGTGGGTGACCCTCTGGCTCCCGGATGCGGTCTGGACATTCGCCAAGGGAACGTTCTCCTGGGACGAGGGCAAGCAGGCGCCGAACCCACTCGGCGTCGTTCCTGTCATCCCCCTCTCGAACCGTTCGCGCCTGTTGCGCGATCCGGTCTCAGACCTGCACGTCGTCATCCCCATTCAGGATGCGATCAACAAGACGACTGCTGATGCTCTCGTGGCCAGCGAATATGCGGCGTGGCCGCAAAGGTACGTCACTGGTTTGGAGATCGTTGAGGACGATCAGGGTAATCCGATCGAGCCTTTCAAGGTCGCTGTCGACAAGTTGCTTCAGGCTGAAGACCCTGGCGCTAAGTTCGGCCAGTTCGAGGCCGCTGATCTCGGCAACTACGTGACGCTAATCGAGATGCTGGTTCAGCACATGGCGTCGATCTCACGTATCCCGTTCCACTACTTCCTCAATGGCGGAACGGTCCCCTCTGGGGAGTCGATTACTGCTGCGGAGGCTGGACTCATCGCCAAGACACGGGAGCGGATGCTCCACTTCGGTGAGGCTTGGGAAGAGGTCATGCGCCTCTGTTTCAAGGTTCTGGGGGATGCCCGTTCTGAGGCGTACTCCGCGGAGACCATTTGGAAGGACCCGGAGAACAGGACCGAGAGTCAGCACATGGACGCTCTCTTGAAGCTCCAGATGATTGGGGTTCCGAGGGATCAGCTCCTCTCCGACGCGGGTTACAGCCCGCAGCAGATCGCACGCTTTGCTGACATGAGGGAACAGGACGCCAAGGCCGCAATGGAACTGGCGAAGAAGTACCCCGACCCGAATGCTCAGCAGGATGCCGGCCCGCCCGGCATGGACAAGAAAGCCCAGGACACGGCCAAGAAGCCGCCACAGGGCAACACCGGTAACCAGGCCCGCAAGACGGCCTGAACCCAGCACCACCTTTACGCAGGCTCCCGAAATGGGGGCCTTTTTTAATGCCGCCGAAATGGATGGATCGCATGACTGAGACGAACACCGAGACCCCTTCCACCGAAACCCCCGCCACTGAGCAGCCTCCGGGAACCCCCGACGTCGCTTCTCTTCAGGCGGAGGTCGACAAGTGGAAGGCCATGAGCCGCAAGAACGAGGACCGATTCAAGGCGACCTCGGCTGAACTTGATCAGTTCCGCCAGGCGTCCATGAGCGACGCAGACAAGGCGATCGAAGCCGCAAAGGCCGAAGCCCGCACTGCTGCATTCGCTGAGGTCGGTACTCGAATTGCAGACGCCGAGCTTCGTGCTCAGGCCGCCTCTGCTGGCGTGGAGCTTCCGTCAGCGGAATTCCTCAACATGAGCCGTTTCGTCGGCTCTGACGGCTCAGTGGATTCGGACGCGGTTACCGCATTCGTCTCGTCACTCCCCAAGCCGGCCGCTGGACCTGCATTCCGACAGGACATCGGCCTTGGTCGTCAGGGAGGCCAAGCCCCCGGTCAGCTCACCCGAGACGACCTTTCCCGAATGACCCCGAGTGAGATCAACGCTGCCCGCAAAGACGGAAAGCTCGACTCGCTTCTCAGGGGTGAAATCTGATCTACCTGTGAGGTAATGCATGGCTGGTTTTCAGACTAAGGCCGGTACCGGCTACCAGGCCAACTCTGGCAATGTTTTCATTCCCGAGATTTGGACTGCCGAACTTCTCCAGGACCTCGAAGAGTCTCTGGTCCTCTCCTCGTCGGCTGTCACCAATCGCCAGTACGAGGGCGAGTTCCGCCGTGAGGGTGACGTCGTCCACATCCCCCACTTCGTCAACGACCAGGTCACTGACAAGGGCCTCGTCTCGGCGTACGGCACCATCGGCGCGGCTGACCACGCGTCCCTTGAGTACATCGACATGCGAGTGGCCAAGGGTTCGTCCTTCCACATCGAGATCGACTCTCTTCACCAGCTCCAGACCAAGGCCGGCATCGACCTGATGTCCGGGCTCATCGCGCAGCGTGCTCGCGCCATGGCCCTCAAGGTTGACGAGATGGTTGCGAAGACTCTCCTCGCGGCCATCGCGGGTAAGGACCTGAACGGCAACGCGAACGTCAACGCCACCGTTTCCGGCCTGTCCGCCCTTCACGGCCAGATCGACGCCATCACGGATGCGCCCACTGGCGCCAACACCACCGGTGTTGCCGCGAACCGCACGCTGTCGGTCTACGACTACGTGGTTGCGATGCTGGAGAACCTTGACATCAAGTCGGCTCCTCTCGACCGCTTCCTGTTCATCTCCCCGCGGATGCGGTCGCTGCTTCTGCGCGACCCGAAGTTCATCGACGCGGCCCACTACGGCGGCAACGCGGTCATCCCGACCGGTGCCATCGGCACCATCCTCGGTGTCCCGGTCCAGGTGGCCCCGTCGCTCGGTAGCCACACGCGGCCGAGCAACGCTCTGATCAAGAAGGGCAACCAGGTCTTCCAGGCTGTTGACCTCTACATGGGTGCGACGGCCGCGACGTCGGTTGTGATTCCGTTCGCGCAGATGGAGGCGTATAAGCCTCAGGCGTCCTTCACCGACGCCATCAAGAGCCGCGTCATCTACGACGCGAAGGTGATCAGGCCCGAACAGCTCGTCGTCGCTCAGGGCGTCGAGGCTGCCATCACCGCGCACAACGCGACGGTCACCACGACTCAGATCGTGGAGTAATCAATGGCCTTCGCAACGCTTGACGATGTGACCGCCCGTCTCGGGCGGCCCGTCGCGGACAGCGCGGAGGCTACTCGGATCAGTGCCTACATCGAGGACGCCACGGGTTTGGTGGGCGATTACTGCCGGACAGATTTCCAGCAGCACACCGCCGAAACCGTAGAGCTGTGGGTGGAAGGGGGCCGGGTAAGCCTGGCCCCCTCGCTCCTCCCCAACCTGGTTATCTCCTCGATCACCCTGCACTACGAGGACGGGGACCAGGCCCTCACTGCTGATGCATGGGCAGTGCGGGGCTCGACGTTGTACGTCACTACCTCGTCCCCCTGTATCAGGGCCTCGGTCACGGCTTCATGGGGCTGGCCCACAGTGCCGGCCGCGGTGAAGGCCGCTGTCTGCTCCGAGGTGATCCGCTGGCTGTCCGTATCTGCCGGAACCGTCATGGAGAAGACCGGAGATCTCGAAGTTCAGTACGCGGCCACTGCGTACAACTCGGGCTTGTCCGAGTCCGCTAAGTCGATGCTCTGGAAGTACCGGAGACGCGTCACGTCCATCTCTCTTCGTCGGACTGACTGAACGGAGACTGCATGGCGCTCTTCAACGACCACATAGACATTCATCGTGCCCCGCTCGTCACTGACGACTACGGCAAGCATCGGGACTGGGACAACCCCGTCGTTGTGTGGTCCGGCCTGGGTGCTGGTGTCCCCTACCGCCGCGCGTGGAAGACAAACGCGGCCTCTCGTGAGACCTCCCTGAACCGGGCAACTCTGTACCTCCCCGGCGACGTTGAGGTTGATTCCGCAGACCGAATCCTCTTCCAGGGGAACACCTGGTGCTCGGAAGGTGAGGCGTGGAAGTGGAAGCTCGGTTCCCGCCAATACACCATGCTCGACGTCAAGTTGGT